CGTGATCCACTACGGATTTATCGAGGCTTTCATCGAGGAACTCGGAAAGAAATATCACATTCTTGAGATTGCCTACGACAGATGGAATGCCACAGCCACTGTCCAGCATCTGGAGGATGAAGGCTTTGCTATGGTTCCATTCGGGCAAGGTTTTAAAGATATGAGTCCTGCCTCGAAAGAATTATATAAGCTCTTGATGGAAGGAAGTATCATTCACGGAGGCAATCCGGTACTCCGCTGGATGGCAGGAAACGTCGTCATGCGGCAAGACCCTGCAGGGAACATCAAACCGGATAAGGAAAAATCAACAGAGAAAATCGACGGTATTGTCGCTCTAATCATGGGGCTTGACCGATGCGTCCGGAATGCCGGGAGCACGACAAGCGTCTATGACCAGAGGGGCATTATTTCATTTTAGGAGGGATTTATTATGGGAATCTTTAGTGGACTCTTTAAATCAAGAGATAAGCCTGAAAACTATGTGCAGGGAACCACATATAGCTTTCTGTTTGGTAACACATCAAGTGGAAAGACTGTCAACGAATATACGGCGATGCAGACGACAGCCGTATATTCCTGCGTTCGGGTGCTTTCGGAAGCACTGGCGAGCTTGCCACTACATGTGTACAGGTACCGGGAGGATGGCGGCAAAGAACGAGTGCCTAAGCATCCGCTGTATCACATTCTTCATGACGAGCCGAACAGTGAAATGACAAGTTACGTCTTCCGAGAGACTTTAATGAGCCACCTTCTTTTATACGGAAACGCATATGCACAGATTATCCGCGACGGTGCCGGACGGGTTGTAGCCTTATATCCGCTTCTACCAAACAAGATGGAAGTCTGGAGGGATGCAAAAGGCGAGCTCTATTACACCTACACCCGGAGCACGGACGAGAATCCAAACTTTGATAAATACGGAACGGTGACTCTGGCAAAAGAGGACGTACTCCACATACCAGGACTGGCATACGACGGATTAGTCGGCATGAGCCCGATCGCGATGGCAAAGAATGCTGTCGGTATGTCAATCGCCTGTGAGGAGTACGGTGCGAGCTTTTTTGCAAACGGAGCACATCCGGGTGGTGTGCTGGAGCATCCGGGCGTGCTTAAAGATCCCGGCAAAGTCCGTGATAGCTGGCAGGCAGCATACGGTGGCTCAAAAAACGCCGGGAAGGTTGCCGTGCTCGAAGAAGGTATGAAATACCAGCAGATCGGGATACCTCCGGAGGAAGCACAGTTTCTCGAAACGAGGAAGTTCCAGATCAGTGAAATTGCAAGACTCTACCGTGTACCACTTCACCTTATCGGGGATTTGGAGCATTCGACGTTTTCAAACATCGAGCAACAGAGTCTTGAATTTGTGAAATACACGTTGCAGCCGTGGGTCGTCCGCTGGGAACAAGCCATGACAAAGTCGCTCTTGCTTCCGGCAGAAAAAGAGGACTATTTCATAAAACTCAATGTGGATGGCATGCTCCGTGGTGATTATCAGAGCAGGATGAATGGCTATGCTACGGCACGGCAAAATGGGTGGCTTTCTGCCAATGATATCAGGGAAATGGAAGACCTTAATCCGATCCCGGACGATGAAGGCGGCAACCTGTACCTGATCAATGGAAATATGACGAAGTTAAAGGATGCAGGCCTCTTTGCAGGAGGCTCTGCGAAGGAGCCAGAGGATAAAGGAGGTATCCGAAGTGAAACGAAAATTCTGGAACTGGATCAGAAATGAAGGTGAACCTGACATTCTGGTCTTAAGCGGTGAAATCTCCGACGAAACATGGTTCGGGGATGAGGTCACACCAAAGATGTTCAAAGCAGATCTGGATAAATGCAAAGGAGACATCACGGTTTGGATTAACAGTCCGGGCGGTGATGTTTTTGCTGCTGCCCAGATTTACAACATGCTGATGGATTACCCGGGAGGGGTTGTTGTAAAGATCGATTCTCTTGCGGCATCGGCAGCATCAGTCGTAGCGATGGCCGGGACAGAAGTACAGATGTCTCCTGTGGCCATGATGATGATCCACAATCCGATGACCGTGGCGATCGGAGATTCTTCTGAGATGAAGAGAGCTGTTGCCATGCTGGATGAGGTGAAGGAATCCATCATGAATGCCTATGAGATCAAAACAGGACTTTCCCGTACAAGGCTATCGAATCTCATGGATGCCGAGTCATGGTTTAACGCATCAAAGGCGGTAGAACTTGGCTTTGCAGATAAGATTCTGTTTTCCGATGAGGAACAGAAGCAGCCGGAGGCCATGATGTTTTCGAGGGCGGCAGTTACCAATTCGCTGCTTTCAAAGCTCATCCCGGAAAAGAAGAAAACTGGAACACCAATTGATCAGCTTGAGAAAAGGCTCAATCTGATCGCACATTAAAGGAGGATACTCATGAATAAGATTTTAGAGCTGAGAGAAAAAAGAGCAAAAGCATGGGAGGGAGCAAAAGCATTCCTCGACAGCAAACGTGGTGAAGATGGCTTGCTTTCTGCAGAAGACACCGCCACCTATGACAAGATGGAGGCTGACGTCGTTGCGCTGGGTAAGGAAATCGACCGTCTGGAAAGACAGGCAGCCATCGATGCAGAACTGGCAAGACCGACTTCGAAGCCGATCATGAATCAGCCGGGTGAGGGCGGCAGAATGCCGGAGAAGAAAACCGGACGTGCATCCGATGAATATCGTGAGGCATTCTGGAATGTGATCCGCGACAAGGGAAATCCGTATGAACTTAAAAATACTCTGACCATTGGTACCGACTCTGAAGGCGGTTATTTGGTACCCGATGAGTTTGAAAGAAAGCTGATTGATGCTCTGCAGGAAGAGAACTTCTTCAGAAAACTGGCGACGGTTATCAAGACATCGTCTGGGGATCGTAAGATTCCAGTTGTCACAGGCCACGGGGAGGCTGCGTGGATGGATGAGAATGGTCTCTATCCGGAAAGTGACGAGACATTCGGTATCAAGTCTATCAGCGCATATAAGCTGGGTACTGCCATCAAGATTTCCGAGGAGCTCTTAAACGATTCCGTCTTTGATCTGGAAGGTTATATCGCGACTGAGTTTGCCAGAAGAATCGGCACGAAGGAAGAAGAGGCTTTCTTTGTCGGTGATGGAACCAGCAAGCCGACAGGCGTCCTTGTTGATGCGGAGGATGGCGTGACTGCAAACTCTGTAAATATTACCTTTGACGATATCATGGATCTTTATCACAGCCTCAGAACGCCGTACCGCAGCAAGGCCGTTTGGATTCTGAACGACAGCACCGTGAAAGCTCTGAGAAAGCTGAAGGATGGAAACCAGAACTATATCTGGCAGCCTTCGCTGCAGGTGGGTCAGCCGGATACGATCCTGAATCGTCCATACTACACAACTTCGTTTGCACCGGAGCTTCAGGCAGGAAACAAGGTCATCGCCTTTGGAGATTTCTCCTACTACTGGATTGCTGATCGTCAGGGCAGATCCTTTAAGCGTCTGAATGAGCTTTATGCTGCAAACGGGCAGATCGGGTTCCTTGCTTCCCAGAGAGTGGATGGCAAGCTGATCCTTCCGGAAGCAGTCAAGACTCTTAAGATCAAGGGTTCGACAAGCTCCGGATCTTAATGAAAGAGAGGTACGGCGATGCTTGTAACACTTGAGGAAGCAAAGCTGTATCTTCGTATTGATTCCGACGACGAGGATAGTCTTGTAACAAACCTGATCAGCTCTGCCGAGAGCTTATGTAAGGATGTGGCGAGACTATCTTCGGAGGAGCTTGCCGAGCAGAGTGCAACCACCAGAGTGGCAATCCTTTATGCCATCGCCTACATGTATGAACACAGGGAGCAGGCCGATTATCATGATCTGATTATGATGCTTCGGTCGCTCCTTTTTGGTGTCAGAAGGCAGGTGTTTTAAATGGACATCGGATCAATGCGAAGGCGGCTTGTCATACAAAAACATGAAACAGTGGTCGACCGGATCGGAAACCATACTTCCTCGTGGGTGGATTATCATAGCTGCTTTTGCTATGCGAATCTCGCCTCGGGGAATGAATATGGCGTAAGCCCGGAAACCTTAGCGGAGGGGAGTATAACCTTCATCATTCGCTGGTGCAGAAAGCTGGAAGGTCTGAACTCGAAGGAATATCGGATTCGTTTTGCCGGAGAAAGCTATAACATCACGAGCGTTGATGATGTCCAGTATCGACATGAAAAGGTTCAGATAATAGCGGAGAGGGTGCCAAGGGGTGATAAGTCATGAAAAAGATAAAGCCGGAGCAGCTATCCGATGAAATCATGAAAATGCTGGATGAGTACAAGGATGCGGCTGACAGGGATGTGGAAAGCTCAGTGCAGACCGTATCGAAAACAACAAAGAAGATGATACAGGCGGCATCCCCGAGGCGGCATGGCGGCTATAGCAAGGGGTGGTCAGTAAAACGTGAACAGAACAACCGAGGCAAGCACTCCGTTGTGATTTACAACCGGAAGAAGCCGGGACTGACACATCTCTTGGAAAAAGGCCATGCAAAACGTGGCGGCGGCAGAGTGGCTGGCCGGGTGCATATCGCACCAGCAGAAACTTATGCCATTCAGGAGATCGAAGCAGAAATCAGAAGGAGGCTATCCATATGACGTTTGAAGAAATCGTAACGATGCTAACGGGCACCGGGCTTCCTTTTGCCTATCATCATTTTGCGGAAGGGGAGTCACCTGATCCACCGTTTCTTATATATCTCTCGCCGGGCAGTCACAACTTTGGTGCAGACGGAGGTG